CCGCGCAGAAGATCGGGGCCGAGAGAGGCCATGACCTTGAGGCCGAGTACGAAATGCGGATGAGGGGGATGTGATGAAGATGTGCGTGAACTGCAAGAGAGAACTCGACAGGAAGACCCCGCTCACGAGATACGACATCGACATCGGGGACGGGCTCTGCGAGACCTGCCGAAATGCAGAGCAGGTCCGTGAGGCGAAGCGTGTGTGGTACGGAAAGGAGGCAGCAAGGTGACGTATCCTTATGATATCCAGCAATTTTGCAAACTGCGCGGGTACAGTGCCGAGTACACGGCTTACTGGCTTGCGCACCCAAAGGATGAGGCGAGGACCGGAGAGTTCTCCGTCGCACCGCATCATATCCGAACCAGGGGAGCAGGCGGAGGGGATGAAGCCGGGAATCTTCTGGCGCTTTCGTGGGAGAAGCACCGGGAGATCGAAAAAGGCGGAACGACACGGTTCTGCGAGCGGCATCCCTGGCTGAGGTACAAGATCGAGGCCGCGCTGGCGGCAAGGAGGGTGCCGGCATGATGGAAGTCCTTGGCTCTCTCCGAACCGACCCCACTTTCGCATATCTGTTCGCCGTCAGCGGGGGCGGTGCGCTTTTCTTCGTGGCTTGGTGGCTTTTCTGCATCCTGGTGCGCAACGGTATAGACGGCGTGGCGGCTCTCTCGAAGGCCGTGGGCGAGCGACGCTGGCCGGATGCGAAGAAGATCCTTCTTGGAACGTGGAAGTAAGGAGAAAAGTATGAACGGACGTGACACCGAACTGCGTCGGGGGCTGGATGCGCTGGCGGATGAACTGGAATCCACGAGTAGCGATGGGATCTCTTATGGCAGCGTGGGAAAGATAGTCGCTGCTCGTCTCCGAGCCCTTCTCGCCTCCACGAAAGAGGAGCCGGCTTGCCCTATGTGTAACGGAACTAGCGAAATAACCGTGTACGAAACAGGCGGAATGGCGATTGGCACAGCGCCATGTCCACACTTGAATAAAGCAAAAGAGGAGCCGCCCTCACGCGAGGATAAGGCCAGTGCTAAACATATGGCATCACTTGAAATGCGCCATGAAAATATGCTCCTGACGCTAAATAAATTGAACGATGAAAATGAACGTTTAACGGCCCTTCTCGCCTCCACGAAAGAGGAGCCGCCCTCACGGCCTGCCGAGCCGAACGAATGGGAATGTGATGATTGCCGGTTCACTTTCAATACCGAAGAGGGCGCAAATGCTCATCACGCAATGGTCGGTCATTCAATAAGCAGGCATCCCGCCACCGCCCCCGCCTCACGCGAGGAAACACGCCTGATATGCGACGCGCCCTTTGACGAAGAAATCTGGCGGTGTGAAGCCTGTGAGGATGAATGGATTTTCACGGATGGAACGCCGGAGGAAAACAACATGAATTACTGCCATCGATGCGGGCGAAAAATCACGGAAATCGTGAGGCCAGAACCAGAAAGGGAGGATGACGATGAATGAACCCTCACGCGAGGAGCTACACGTGAATAGCGTTGAAAGGAAATTGGAAAAGTGATAGAATCCTTGGTCATGAACAGAAAAGAAAGATTCTTGGCCAAGGTTGAGAAGTCGAATAGGTGTTGGTTGTGGGTAGGGGCGACAAAATCCAGAAATCCCGATCGAGCTTATGGACAATTCTGGGATGGAGGGAGAGCACGCCCTGCCGCACAAGTGGCATGGGAAATGGCAAATGGTAAATCATTTCCTATCGGGATGGACGCACTTCATCATTGCGATAATCCCCGGTGTGTGAATCCGGATCATATATTCCCCGGTACAGCCTCAGACAATGCAAAGGATGCATCCGCCAAAAAGAGATTGCTCAATTCATCGAAGATGCATTGTAAACGGGGTCATTTACTTTTAGGAGACGATTTAATAATCAGATATGATGGAAGCCGCGAATGCCATCAATGCAAAATTGAATGGGAGAGAACGCATAGATCGGTTGCCGTTGGATACCACAGGAGGGACCATGCATAACGAGGAGCTGCGGGAGAAGATAATCGTTGCAATTCATTCCTATGAGCGTGAGATCAAACAGGAGTTGCCACTCTCCGACAGCGAATATGGCGATCTTGCCGATCGCATCCTCGCCCTCATGCCGCCAGTGGGGGAGAAGGGCCTGCGGGAGGCGTTTCTCGCCGGCGCAAAATGGTGGGAGTTCCACACCACCGATGCGACAATGTGGCAAAGCGATCAAGCCGATACATGGAAGGAGGCTGAAAAGCGATACGGCCCTGGCGAGCGTTCCGATCCTATCGCCGCCCTTCGCCCCGCCGCGCCGCAAGTCGTGGAATGCCCGACATGCAAGAGCCAAGACGTGAACTGTTCTGACCCATGGCATATCGACCATTCCCCCGCACAACAGCCCGAGGTGGTACTATCCCCGCTTGATCGATCTCGGATGGTAGAGGCGGTCACTCAGATGCCCGAGGATGATGAACTTGCGCAACAGCCCGAGGCCGGGGTGGACGACGGGCTCCCCTTCATGTGCAATATGTCCTGCTGCGGCCGAGACGATGGCATCATCGTGTTTTCTACTTGGGAAGAAGCAGAAAAGTTCCGGGAGTCCTACACGAGTGGTGTTGCCGTTGCGGAGCATGGATATTCGGCTGGTCCGCATGAATCAGGGCACAAACGCGCAGTTGTTATCACACAAGCTCAGTGGGATGGACCATTGGGCATCTGGCGACCACGTGCCGCTATCGCCTCACCCGCTCCCGGGGCTCCCGCCGCGCAGAAGTGGTGGAGATACCGATGTGACGTTGAGCAGTGCGGATTCGAGAGGACATCCCGTAACTATTTCAAAGTCTATGGCACATGTCATGCGTGCGGAGTCGGTGCCATGCGCGTCGTGGAAGAGGGCGAGGCGTGAGTGCGCTGAATCTCATCTGGATTATTCCTCTGGTATTCTCCACCGGGTGTGGCTTCGCCTGCCTGCTTTTCGCGAACACGCTGGAGGCGAAGAAGCCCGAGACGACCCGCTGGATCTGCGACGAGAACCCTTGGGATGGCGAGGTGTGGCGGTGCGAGAAGTGCGGGCTGGAGTGGGTCTTCGAGGAGGAAGGACCCGCAGAGAGTGAGGTGGCCTTCTGCCCTTGTTGCGGGCGAAAGATCATCGAGTTCGTCCCCTGGAAGGACCTGCTGCTGGAAGAGGAGGAGGACGACGAAGGCCCGCGTGACACCGAGGACGTTGATTACCGTGAGCGCCTGGACTCCGCCAGGGGAATGAAGTGACCGAACTGACCTTCCGCCAGTCCTGGCAGAGACTCGCGCGGGCAGTGCTCGAGCGCAGCTTCGAGGATCTGGAGGAGGGGAGCCAAGGCTTCGGCTCGGCCCCTCACTGGGAGAAGGTGAAGTGGAAACGGGACGCCGAGGTCTTCTTCGAGCGCCTCTGGTACCGGGCGTATTCCGAGGCCGCGGGGTACACCGATGAGGACATCGAGGCGGCATTCAAGGGGAGGGGACATGAAGATGGTCGCATTCGGGGTGACAGAAGAAGAAAAGTTGAGTCTGGAGGCCGCCGCCAGGGCCAAACACTTCAAGGATGTACCCGCACTGGCCCGATACGGCATTTTCGTCTGGCTGGGCATGAACAAGCCCGGATCGCATCGCCGCCCAATTACCCGGAATAGCCCGAAAAGTGCGGGCGTAACGGAACGCCCCGCTTCTGGTGGCAATCTAGCACCCGGCCGGGAGGTATAAAATGCCCTGCGGAGTGTATGCGATCTACAACCACATTACCGGCCTAGTATATGTAGGTTCCTCAGTGGACATTGGGAACCGGAAAAGTCAGCACTTGGATGCTCTGAGGAGAGGCAACCATCATAACCCTTACCTTCAAAGGTCATTCACAAAGTACGGGGTGGCCGCCTTTTCCTTCAAGGTTCTCGAACTCTGCCAGCCGGAAGAACTGTTGTGCAGGGAGCAGGCGTACATCGATTCTCTCCAGCCAGTGTACAACGTGCGTCATGCCGACGAGGAAGTGATTGAAGAACTCGTGCGCGACAAAAACGACTGGCATCGCTGGGTCTACGGCGGATGTCGAAACCCTATAAACAACCAGAGAGGACTCCGATGAACCCAAGATATGAAGTCGAACGGGGATTGAACGAAAAGCAGATCGTAAGGGGACGGCCGGTAAATGGCAAAACACTTCCGGGGATGCTCAAAGAAATCAATTCCCTGCCAATCGCGGCGAATACGATAAAGAAACGCCGTTCAGCTCTGAGAGACTTCTACTACAAAGGAAGTCTGGATGGCCTCGTTATGTGGGAAAAATCAAATCTTTTGGTGCCAGCGCGACGCGGCGGAGCGAATCACATCCTGTATCTGGATGGCAACCAAGCTGAAAAAATCCTGAGCAACGTGGAGCGGATTTCAAAGTACCACCACCTACTGAAGAACTACCGGAATAACCGTCTCGGCCTTCAGGAAACTATCGAATTCATGGACATCCGGACTCCATCGGGCAAGTTCGTGCGTTGGCGCTACATAACAACGCAGGTCGCAAAATGGGGCCGGCGATTCCTTGGTATGGACATCTCGGCGATGAGTCTAAAGAAAAGGCCATGACCAAGCACCGTTACGTCAGCACTTGCTTTTGGGATGATGCCTACATCATGCGCCTGGACCCCAGCGAGAAGTTGCTTTTCATGTACCTGCTGACCAACCCTCTGACCAATATCTCGGGAGTCTACCAGGTGACCGTGAAACGGATAGCCTTCGACACCGGCTTCGACCAAGATGTGGTTACGCACATCCTGGAGCGGTTCGAGTGCGATGGGAAGTGCATCTACCGAGACGGCTGGGTGGCGATGCACAACTGGTTGAAGCACCAGAACCCATCGTCGAAGGTGCTTGCGGGTATCTCCGCGCTGCTGAAAGAGGCTCCCGAGGATCTGGCAAACTACGTCCAGGGATATGGTATCGATACTCAATCGCATCTTAATCCTAATTCAAACTCTAATTTCAATGAGAGTACTCAGAAGATGAGTACATCTTCTGCACCGGCGCATCTGGATGCTTCGGTGCCGCAAGTTGCAGCCTTGATCTCAAAGTTTCACAAAGAAGCAAGAGAAAAACTCGAACAAGAGGCTTCGGCACGTCTCGGGAATCCTAAAAAGAAAATCTTCTACGACTACGACGAGAAGGTGTGGCGTGGAATCACGCAGGCGGACATTGACTTCTGGCAGGACGACTTCGACGGGCTGGAGATCATCAGCGAACTCAAAAAAATGAAAGCCTGGCTGGACTCGAACCCAAAGAAGAAGGACTTCAAGAGGTTCATCTCAGGATGGCTACTGCGCGGCCAGGGAAGAAGCACGACGTTCGCAAGGGGTAAGAAATGACCGTGGCCGAGAGTCTCGCCGCCGGGATCTGTCCGAACTGCTGGAGCAACTCCATACGGGTGCAGCCGGGTCACATCTCCTGCGCGACGTGCGGAATCAACGGAGATCCGGGGAAGATACGGTGGTGCGAGAAGGTGCCGCTATTCCGATCGGTGGCGAAGGAAGACATCTGGCTGACCAGCGGGCAGTTATACAAACACGAGGACAGACTTTTCACGCTCGTCGGATACATGCCAGGATGCGGGAGAGTTTTCGAGGGGGAGTGGTGTGTTTCCTGCCGGCCGTTTCTGCCGACCCCGGTGGAGCGACCATCGAGGAAGGCGAAGAGGAAGTCGGGCAAGGATGCGGCGACGGGCGAAGCCGAGGAGGAGGTGGCGGTTTGAAAGACGGAGCGATCATGCTTTTCAAGGGTGGCAACGATTTGGTATCGCGCGCCATCCGTTACTTCACGGGGAGTCCCTACGTTCACGCCGCGGTGTTTCTCGCGGGGATGACCTTCGAGTCAACCGTATGGTTGCCGGAAGGGAAGAAGGTCTGGATGCTGTGGGCCTACAAGAGCGGCATCCGTGAGACGTGGGGATACTTCTCTGCGGACAAGACGATGGAACTCGCGAGGTTGCTGATAGACGAAGAGTACATGGCAGGCAGGAACTATGCCGTCGAGCAGATCAACGATCGGCACTGGTACAACTTCCTCCTGACTTTCTTCGACATCATCATCTACCCGACTCGATGGTTCTGGCAGAAGGTGGGCTGGATTCCGTTCAGCTCCCGCTACCTGGGGGCAAACTGCTCGGAGTTCGTGGACCAGGTGTACAAGGCCATGGGCATTGACCTGTGGCCGGACCGGGGGGAGGCGAGTACGGTGCCGGGGGATTACCCGAGTTGTCCACTGCTGGTGGCAGAATGAAAGCCAAGCGAATCCCCGGGGTCCAAATAGAGGCGACCCTGACAACCAGCGACGTGCTGGCATTCCTGCGCAAGACGGCTGACCCGCGGTTCAGCACCGCTCGATGGGACGGCTGGATCCGTCAGGGGTTGGTCAGCGAGCAGAAGGGTGACAACGGCAGGCGCGTTTTTGACCTCGAAGACCTCGTGGTTGCCCGAACGGTTCTGCACGTTCTTACGCTGGCCGGGGTGGCAGTGACTAAGGAACTTTGCAAGGACATCCGCGCAGGCGGGATGGACGGTATGAATTTGATCCTGGCGAGCCCGAGCGTGTTTAAGGAGGCCGCCGAGTTGTTCTGGAGCAAGAACCCGGAGAAGATCGTGGACCGCGGCCTCGGCGAGGGTCGCACTTTCCTGATCCTGCCCGTCCATACGTTCTACAACCAGGCGCGTGAGTACATGGCTGATCTGGAGAAGCATCGGACGGAGCCGTTAAAGATGGGGTTGAAGGCATGAAACCCAAGCGGATCCCCGGCGTGAAGGGTGTGTACATCGGCAACCGTCTGGTGGCCATGACCGATGCTGAGGTGCGGGACCTGGTGAAGAAGACGAAGAAGGTGAAGCGTGGAAGCACTGCTTGAGCCGAAGGCGCTGTGCAAGCACGCGCTGGATGTGCGGATGCAGGAGTTGGATAAGATCCTCATCGGGATCCGGGCCACGGGTGGCTACAAGTACCGAGACAAGCTGACGAACACCGACCAAGAGATCACGGCCTTTTGCGAGGGGGCGGAGAGGACCCTGCGGCGGATGGTCTGTTGCGCCGTGGTCGCCGAGACCGTGATGATGGAACCTGACGGCTACTCGGGGGAGAACCGGATGCGCCGCTACGCCGAGCGGCTGAACGAGGTTCTTGCGGAGAGGGGGCTGCTGGCGTGAGGTGGTTCCAGTTGGCGTACAAGCCGGGGCTGAAGTGGTGGCAGTTC